TTGGAAGACGACAGGAATATCCATATCATCTTTAGATCTAAAGAACACATCACAACTTGTCATAAAGACACCAGTCTCATCTTTAATCAAGAAAGATTGTGCCAATGGATCATACCAAGTAACGATTGTTTGAGTCCTAGTTTGAGAACCAATTAATCTTGTATTAAGTGTTTCTGTTCCAAGTTCTCTACTGACGTTTAAACTTTCAAATTCATTTTTAAGTTCAATTCTAGCATTTCTAATTGAGATAATATTTTCTTGAACAGTTTCTAAAGTTCCTGCAGATGTAAATGATTCTTCAGCAATTGTAGTTGCAAGATCTTGATTATTATCTGGATCATTAACCAAAGTAAATACTTTAGTTCCCGTTTCAAATTTGGGGAAGTTTACATTATTTGGATTTGGAATATAGTAACTTCCGATGCATGTTGCAGACAGATCTGAAACAAGTCTTACATTATTAAGTGTTGCTTGTGCTCCACTTGATTGACCCTTAAGCACCATACCAGAGGAAACAAATCCATGGAAATCTCCTCTTGCTTGTGCTGACAGAGATGCAGTGTCAACATTTAAAATATCTGCTGTCGAAGAGTATGACTGAGCAAGAGGTCGAACTGTATATGGGTTTTGAGAGAAGGTTTTAGAAGGAGCATCATATGGACCTTCTTTATGGTTTGATTGTGCAACTCTAAATGTAATTTTTGGAGATGCATCTGACAAATCTTCTGAGAGACCTGTTCTCAACATAACACCTTCGACAGTTTCTCCAACCTGGAAAGTGCCGGAGGTCATAGAGATTTCTAGAAGTTTTGGTACGCAATATTTGGTAACATCAACTCCATCAAAGAAAGCATACAATCTAGTAAGTGGTTTGACTTTTTTAGATACAAATTCAACGTTTCTAGAACGCATGTTTGCAATCAAATCTCTACTGACAACTCTGTCTCCGAGAGAGTTCATTTCAAAATCTTCAGTGACAATAGTTTTTACACCGGTTCTGCTTTGAACCCCTGCTTGTGTTGTTACTCTAACTTGATCTTCAAAAACACGATCAGTTACTTGTCTTTGACTGACTCTTCTTATTCTTCTACCACCAGGACCCTGACGATGAATAGTGTCAGGTCCGTTATTTTCAACTCTTGTTCGTGTTGTTTCTGTCGCAGAGATAGTTCCCCAATTAGTTTGCCAAGAATTCCAAACAACAGGTCCAAATCCAGTTTGAGGATCAATAGTTCCATTTGCAGCAAGTTCTTCAAAAGTTTCAGTGTAATTACCTTCCTGTTGAATGATTTTTGCATCCAATCTTGCTTGATCGACCCAGTTGTCGGATGCAGGTGTTAATTCAACAGTACCATTCCAGAAACTAATCAAGAAAGGAGTTACACTTTCAGTTCTAGTTGCAAATGTTTGTGATAAGTATTCAACTTCTGCATAGTCCAAAGAAATAATATCATTTGCTTGTTTTCTAACATTATTTCCTTCAATTTCAGCAAAATTAATATCATTTGTTGCATCAGTATCTACAACAGGTCCATGAACTAAATCAACAGCAGTGGTATAATGTTTTGGTCTTAATTCACCATATTCTCTGTCAATGGAGTTCTGAATACCATATTTTGAATCTTGAGTTTTAAATCCAGAGAAATTATCAACAAAGAATCCTGCTTTAAATCTATTAAGTCCATCATTATCAGCAACAAAAAGATTAGCAGTTTCTTTTTCTAATAAAGATAGTGTTGTGTAATATTCAAGATTCTTGATTCTATCCTCAAGTTTCTTGATGTCTTGCATTCTAAATCTCTTATATTCAGCAAAAGAGATCTTTGCTTCTTCTGGTGTGTATAAGAATGGTGGAAGATTGATCGTGCAAATTTCAATCGCATCGTTAATTGGATTTGGTCTTACAGGATCATCTGATGGTGCTCCATAAACAACTTGGAATTTTCCGTCCTTAGACAAGAAAACTCTATCAATTCTTCCTTGATAATAAGAAATATCTGCAGTAATTGCTTCATCAGAAGCAAGAACATTTGATGCAGATTGCCCTGAAGAATCATATGATCTACCTAAGAACTCTAAAGGTGATCTAACATCAGTTTCTACCGTGTAATTAGAAACTCTAGGTCTGATATCAATAATATCACTCGTTCTATAAACATCGACGACTGAAATGTCATTAGTATAATCAAAATTTTGATAAGAATTAACAGTTGTTACATCCCCATCATCTGTAGATTCAAATGATCCACTAGAGAAGTAAATTTTAATTTGATTGGATGGTGACTCTGCTTTATTTTTTCTTCTTATAACACCATAGTTGTAAATGGTATTTTCTTGACCAGTTCTAAAAGTGTAATTTGGAGATATATTAAAACTTGGAGTTGAAAGTGTAGAGACTCTGGCAGATAAATTTGAATCTGCAAACTCTATGGTTTCTCCCTCGACAAATACAGATTCATTTTTATAAATGAATGAAATTTCAGAACTGCTTACGATTTCTGTAAGAATTGCCACTGCTCCACTTGTTTGTCCTGTGATTGTTTCACCAATCAAAAATTCGGATGTTGTTGTGGAGGTGCTATTGATATTCAATAAAGTAGATCTAGGAGCAGAAGCAGCACTGGTGTCTGCTGATTCATAAATTCCATGAACTTCTATAACATCTGGGAAGTTTAATGCAATAGTTTCATCTTCTACTCTAGTTCCAAAAGGATACGCACCAAATACCAATCCATTATTAAGAGTGGTTGATCCAATACCAGATCCCTCAAGTTTTGATTTATTTACAATAATACTATTAACCGGGGTTTTTATTTTTACTTTTGCCTTTGGATTTGTTTTTCTAAGAGTTGCTACTAAAGAACATCCGTTGCTATTAGAACCTAATCCTCTTATTTGTAGAGTTTTGCCATCAGCACCTATTTCAAATTTATCTGATGTTAATGCTTCTGTAGATCCATCGGCTCTAGTTAACAAATATCTCTCTTCATCAAAAGGCAAGAAGGTCTCATTATCTCCTGCTTGTGCTTCCGCAGAAAGTTGATTCGATGCAATATTAACAGTGAATGTTTTTCTAATTGTTAAAACGGACTCAGAAATATCTACATCAGAAACATTTGGTTTTGGTAATGGGGTAAATAAACTATTGTCTGAGGAAGATGCTAAATCTGAGGTAACTACTTTAAAGTCAGTTACGTTTAATGTAGATGATGGTAAAAATCCACTTGCAATACCAGTGACAGTGGTGACACCTTCAACTTCAATATGTGTTGTTCCGACACTTACTACTCTTGCAACAATAGGATCTTCAGTTAAAAGTCCAGATGTGGTATCTGAATATTGAACAAGATCATTTTCTTTTACAATAGTGCCTGGGAATCTTTCATTTGGACTACGCACTGTGCTTACACCACCAGACAATGCACTAACGGTTGCAATGCCAACAATAAACTTGTCAGATTGAATTACGTTTGCACTAAATGTATTGATACCGGTAATTCCAGCATCAAGTTCAGTTGTATTAGAAGTTCCGTAGATAGATTTTACATCAGAAACACTATTTTCTGTTACAGCAATAGCAATTCTTCCATTTTGAATTCCATTGAAAGTAAGCACTTCATTAGGAATAAACGATCCTGAAGTTTCATAAACAGTGATTGCTGTGCCTGCATTTACACTATGTCTTAAGAAACCTGTAGCACCACTTGATTCACCTTTAATGAAGGTGGGAACATTTAAAGTGTCTGCTTGGTTTAATGCAATTTCAGTTGTCGTCTGTACATCAAAAAGTGCAAGATTCCATTCATTAAGATTTCCATTTGCAGCATCATATGATCCAGACTCTAATCTGAAGTCATAAACTCTAGCAATACCTATCTCTTTACCAGGAGCATTTTCTTGATTAGTGCCAACTCTTTGATTTCTTAAACTTACTGCATAGGTGTTTCCAATCCCAATACTTGGAGACCTATAAACAGTGTTAAGTCTAAAAGTTGGTCCTGTATTATAAATTATATTTTGATTTTGTAAGGTTTTTGTTGTTCTTGGTTTTTCAACGTCAAGGTAAGTAACTCCTAAAGATTCAATCTCATACCCCTTTACGTATGCTTTTCCTGGAGAAATTTTATATAATGCTAAATCATTCCTTGCATTCTCTCCACCTGGAGTAAATTGACCTAAATTAAAAATACCGTTATTTCCAACGTTATCATTTAAAGAATTAACAACACTTAAATCAAATGCTTTTATATAATAGTGACCAGATTCATCAAAAGTTCTTCTAGCAAGAATATCAGTTATATCATTATATCCTACTCCTCCTCCAAGAGTTCCTCTTTTGCGCGGAACCGTTTGAAGAACTCCATCAATTACAGTCGCAAGAAGAATAAAATTATCGTCGTTAAAATCGTCTAATGGTTTTTTAAATAAACTAGTGCTAATTCTAAGTCGATCAGCACCAGGCGCAGCATAATTGTTAAATCCTTGAGAATTGTCGTTAAGAGTTTCGTCTAAATCCGAAGTAACGATTTCCTCATTGACAAACAAACCAATTCTATAACTAGGTGTGTTTGTATATTGATCAAGAATTAAAGTTTCTTTTTCTACATTTACAAAATTTCCACGAATAAAATAAATTCCACTTTCAATTTGGAAGGAGGATCCAGTTGCAGCTGCACCAGAATCTAAAGTGGATGCAAATGGAGAATCAACAGCAATAGTAGTGTTGCCTAATAACCCAGAGGCAATTGTTTCATTACAAGTCAGTAACTCACCATCAAAAAATTGTTGTGAGGTATTATTTGAGGTACTACTAGCAAGGTAGTTGATATATAAAGTTAAATTTCCTCTTTCAGAATCCTCTGGTAAAACAATACTATCAACAAAAGCAGTTACTCCAGATCTTTGTCCCGTAATTTTTGTTCCAACCAATTGATCTGCATAAGCAGCTACGGGAACTCCTTGATAACTGTTTTGAAGTTGTACTGCATAATATATTTGACTATAACCGATATTTCCTGGAATTACCTTAGCACCCTCTTTGAAGAAGTGCTGCCCAAATCTTTCAATCTGATTCTGAAGAATCGATTGAAGAGTAGTTAGTTCTCTTGCCTGAACAGGATATCCAGGTTTGAACAATACCTTATGATAATCGTTCGCTGGATCAAAGTCGTCGAAATATGGCGATACGTTGAGGTTCGTCTGCTGTGGCATAATTCTTTAGAACTGCAAAATAACTTTTATGTCTTCCTTTTGGTTTGACGATCTAGTGATAGATGGTCTGTTGTCAACGTAGATAATATTTCCAGAGTGTCTCTTAACCTCAGGATTGGCAATACCACTCGTAAAGCTTTGACCAAGATAGTATGTACGATTATTTATTACTGTAGATATACCTGTAAAATTACTATCAATTGATAGATCTGATCCAGTTGAAGGGACAATCGTCAAACTACCTCCAGTTCCTGGACTGGAAGTAAACTCCGTAAGATCAAAACCATAAGTTGGATTAGTTTGTGCAGTACCAACAGTGTTAAATCCAGCAACACTTCTGTCCTGCCAGAATTTTAAAACACCTGTGGTTTGATCGTAACTAACTACTCTTCCAACAGCAGTTGTTCCTGTTGATACGGTTTGAGTAAAATACGAATCAGCAACAAAGGTTGCCGTGCTATATCCAGTGCCTACCAATCTCAACGCACTTGTTGCAGATGCTTTGTCTGACGTTAAAATTGTTGTTGACCCAAATTGTTGAGGATTTTCAACTAATCCAATTCTTGCAATTTGATTACCAGTGATAAAATCTGGATTTTGAACATCATTTTCAATTCTAGAATACATCAGAACGTTATACGCTCCAAGTTCTCTATAAATGTCAGCACCATGCCCACCTTGAGGTGAAATGATAACATCAAATGTTGGTCTCGTTGTGCCTGTAGGAACTCCTCCAGCAACTATATCAATGTTGCCATAAGTATATCCAGAACCTTGATTAGAGACTGTTACTGAACTTACCTCTTGATTTCCGTCAACAACAATTGTACATTCTGCACCAGTCCCATCACCTCTAATTGGAACCTCTGTATAAACACTATTTGCTGTTCCTAGACCAACTCCTCTGTTAGTGATGGTAGCAATTTTTATCGATCCGTCTACAGCATTATCTCTAACAGCAGCATTATCCGCAGATGTAGTCCAATCTGCAGGAACTGGCATATATTGAGTAGATTCAAATTTTGCTACATCACTTGGGGTAATAGTATAAAGATATTTCCAGATGTATCCATCACCACTAGTTCCTGCTGCTCTTGGTTCTAAATCAGTAAAGGTTGGTTCATCAAGTGAAGGTTGTCCAGTTGGATTATCTGGACTTGTTCCATTTTGTAAACAAATATAAACTCTAAAGTCACTATTCATTACAAAATAATTTGCCAAATACAGTGATGTTGATCCAGAAACAGCAGCTGTATTCGTTCTACTATAGTCATGTCGATACATGTCATAGGCTGTTCCAGAAGACCAAGATCTCTTAGGAACAACTTGCTTTACATCAGAACTAGTAATTTTTTTCAGAGCAACCATTGTATCCCAATAGTCATTCTCTTGATCAAAATTATCTTTTGGAGATGGCGGATCTTGATCCCAATCTGATTGATAATCAGCAGGGTTTGTCAAACCAACAAAAGAATAATAAGAGTTGCTAGAGTTTGTTACTCCAGCAACAAAATTTTTGGCATTTAATATTCTAATCTGATCAGTTATAATGGCAGCCATTTTGGACAGAGTTTTTCTTTATTTATTAAGATAGTCTAGATATAATTTGTAAACTTCAGGAAATTAGATCTTACAATCATTGTTGATGTTGTAATACCTGATCCTTCAGTAAGTCCCACTCCAGATTGAGTATATGCATTATATGTATTCGTGTTACCACGATCAACAACATCAATTTTACCCCAACTATATTGACCAAATCCATCTCCAGATGTTGTTATTCCAGAGTAACCCTCTGCAAATTGATCTACGTCAACAAACAATCTCTTAACATTGGTCGTAACTCCAGAAACACTAGTTGTTAAACCTTCAATTCTAGCAACTTGATAAACATTATCTGCAAATGAGGTTCCAACACCCACGATACTTCCAGTATCATCAAATGATGTCACTGTTGTTACTGCAACACCAACATTAGATTTTCTTACCATAAAGTAATCATACTGTTGAATAGATGTAATAGTAACTGCTGTTCCTGTGAGATTGCTATCTCTGAGGAATGAGTCATATGGAATGTGAACATCAAAGATTAATTGAGTAGTTCCAATTCCTACAGATGTAGTTCCAAATCCTACGATAATACCATTGTCTCCACTGTAGGTATTAACAGAAACCTCTTCCTCTGTGTATCCAGGAGGAGAGAAAAGAACCGTTGGTGGATTTGTGTTAGTATAACCAACCCCAGGATCAGTAATTGCAACACCTGTTACAGTTCCACCTGCACTAATGCTCACAGAACCAAATGCTCTTGATGCAGAAGTGTAACCGAAACTTACTGTTGCTGTAGAGTATCCAATTCCACCATCGGAGATGACGACAGAGGAAATAGTTCCAAGTCCAGACACCACAGCAGTTCCAGCAGCACCAGATTTTTGCTCTTGAGCAATAAACTTAATTTTGTTTTGGAAAGTTAGTGTGCTTGCTTCATTTCTACCGTCAAATAGAGGTCTTAGAGTGTCCACATAAATTGCAGTAGATCCAACTCCAACAGATTTAATGATGTATGCACTTGGATTAATTACTGGTTCATAGAGTTCTCTATTTTTGCCCTGTGGAATTTGATCAATAATTTTGTCTTCAGTTTGTCTACACCAGGTTACAGGTCTGACCAAAGTTACATCTTCAGTTTTTCCTGGACCATGATATGCATTAGTCTCAACAGTTCCTGTAGATAAGATATTAAATACACTTCTTACATCTTCTTCCAAGTAATCTGGTTGATCAGAGAAAGGTTCTAGTTGTAAAGTGTCTCCTCTCTTTACAGTTTCAATAACATTTCTGAAGATGACATCACTATCACCATTTCCTTTGTAGAAGATAATCTTTGCTTTATCACCAACTTTTAATGCTTCAGAGAAGGTTATAATACTACCACCTGTAAATTCATATCCAACACCAGGAACTTGTAATACATCATTTACGAATACGAGAAGAACGTCTTGTACATCGATTTTTGATCCTGGTGAAGACACGATAGAAATAATTGATCCACCATTCTTCAAGGTAAATTCTCTTGTTGCACCATCAATAAATTCATCGATGGAATCAAGAATTTGTAAAGTACCTAAAGACCATCCAGAGAATTCATCACTAATTACTTCATCAATAGTAAGTTGGAATTCATTTCCAGAATAAGAAGGTGTAGTTGGAATGCCTATTGTTCCACCGATAGCAACAGTTAAAATCTGATCGTTACCGTATCCATATCCAGAATTGACTATTTCAAAATCAATAACACTTGAACCCTGTCCAACAACAATATCAACTGTTGCCTCAGTTCCAACTCCTGAGGGAGAAGAAGAACTATAATGCAAACTCATATTTGAATATGAGAGAGGATCATCAATTACAACGAATGGTTGGTTGGTTGCAGTATATCCAGTTCCAGGATTTGTAATTGCAATACTTACAATATGTCCACCTTCAATTGCAGCAGTTCCGATAAATTCAATATTTCCAGTTCCAGTACTAGACGTACCAACACCAACGTTAACGGTGGTTTGAATACCAGATCTATAACCAGATCCACTGTTGCCAATGCTGATAGATTCAATAGTTCCTGCAGCAGATACTATAGCAGTTCCTCCAGCAGCAACTAAAGGTTGATATCCAAATCCTTCAGAAGATCCAACAGAAACTATAATTCCACCTTTAGGGAAACTGGAAATACCAACATCTGATCCAAGAGGAGATTGTGGTAAAGTTCCAACAAAAGTTGCTGAAGTAATACCAGAGGATTGTTGGAGTGTATAATCTTCTTGAGATCCAGGAACTTGGAAAATATCATTTACGAGAATTATAGCATTCTCATCAACAATTCCTGTAATGTTAGAACCTTCTTGTTTTAATGCAAACTCGTTTTGAGTTCCAGTGAATTGGTCAGACACGTTATCAAAGATATAATTCTTAGAATATGATGCATCTGATCCATTTTCCAATCCAGACTTCATGAAGGATCTACCTTGGAAAGTAGAGGAACTTGTAATTCCTGTCCAATCTCTTTCATCTGGGGGATTAGTGGCAGTTCCAATTGGAGTATTGCCAAAAGGTGCTTCAGAAAAATTGAGATGATTATTAACGATATTATAGTTACCAGAAATTTTAGTAACCAAATCAAATGTATTTCCTACACCAGATGGTGTTCCTAACCAAGATCTACGAACTCTTATAGCATTTGTTTTACCTATTCCGATACCTTCAATCTTCATTATCTCATTGCCGATCTTAATTAAGTCCGCACCAAAGAATGACGTTATGCCTGTAAACTCAATAATTTCTGCAAGTGCGCTAAAGTTTGTAGACAATCCAGTTGTAACTGCAGTAGAAACAACTGGAGATTGAATCACATTATCAATAGCAACAACTACCTTTGAATTTTGATTTGTTGCTACAAATCTATGCGAAGTTCCAATACCAACACTTTCAAGATCTACTACGACTGGAGTGCTCTTAAGTGCATTTTCTGCACTTGTTGCAATTTTAATTAAATTGTCATCAATTTTAACTGCATAGAGATTTTCATCTGGGAGGAATGTGGTGTTTGCTGCTCCAACAAAACTAGTTGTTGCGATACCAATAGCAGATGCTGCTGTACCAACGTGATTATATGAAATTTTTTCACCAGATACAAAGAAGTGATTAGGAATTTTAATTGTATCTGCATCAATATCAACAATTGTAGAGTTATTTCCTAAGAAATATCTTTCAAAAATTCCATCAGTTTTGTGCGTTAATCCAAACTCTCTCTTAATGTCACTATCAGTTCCTGTATATGAACCAAGTTCAGTAATAATAGATCCATTTGTAAAGTCAATTGAACTTGGGTTATTTTCATTTAAAACATCAAGTCTAAGAGAATTTTTAAATACAGTGACTACTGTATCAATACTAGGAATTGGTGTAAACGTAAGAGATGCTTTTCCGTTGGAGTCAATAGCAGCACCCATGGTTCCTAGACCAGCAGAGCTCTCTAGATTTGCGTATTCAGCAAAATAGATGTCATATGGATTTGCAGCATCTACAAAATTGTCAACTACAACAACCTCAGACAACTGAATTCTATTATTAGTAGTATCAGTCACTTGAACAATGAAGTATCCTCCATCATCATCAGTGGCATAATCAGAAATTGTGGTAACTCCAGGAGATCCTGATGCAGATATTGATGTTGTTCTAGCATCAAGTGTTGCTCGTATTATATTGGTTGTAGATATTCCTGTCGATGTATGAGTTGCAAGACCAACAAAAACTGTATTGACAGCACCTGTGGTTGCAATTCCTACACCTGGATGGAAAGTAATATTTAAATTAGAACCATCATCACTTGCAGAGTAAGTTCCTAATCCAGAAGAAGATGCTGCTGTTACACCTTCAGCAGTCAATCTGCCAAATTCAAGTAAATCAATAGTTGTTCCATCATTAATAACATTTAATTCAACCATCTCATATAGATTAGTTTTATTAATGTCAGGAGTTATATTGACCAACACTTTGGTTGAAGTGTATGTGTTTGCAATTGAGACAATGGTAGCATCAGATCCAGACGAAATCTCAGTGCTCTTAGTTTCAATCTTTGCGACTGAACCAAATGTAGTTGTCCCAATTCCGGTAGCAATACCACTTAAATTGTATGAAAGTGTCGTAAGATCATAATCATTAACTGATGATTTAGTTGGATAGAATAATAATTGTCCTTCAGTTCCAGAAATACTAAAATCAAACGATCCTTGATCATAGGTTGACTCTACTCTACCATATTGATTTAAGAATCCAACAGATCCATTATGAACTAAATCAACAATCATTAATTGTCTTTGTCCTCTAAATCTTTTATCTCTTATATAAGTGATATACTTTTGAGATTTTATTGCATCAAGATCAAACGTGTCTACAACACTAAAAGGAGTTGGTCTTGGATCACTGTTAAATTGACCACTGATGTCATCAATAGACAGAACTCTATTTCCAATTGATTCAAAATAATCTGTAAGGATTCTGTTTTTGAATATAATTTGATCAGATATAAATGGAGATCCAATGCTGTTCTCCGTTGCTAAATCAAAGTCATGAACACAATGAAGATTTCCAAAAGAATCGATGTGATTAACTATAGAAATTCCATCAGATGCTATTCCAACATTCATCTGACTAGTATCAGTAGTAGACTCTAATTGATAATCTGCAAACTTTCTAAATCCTAAAGTGTGATTGAGTGAAGAAACTACGTCATTCCATTCATCATATGGGATTTCGGATTTCAGAGAATATGAGAAGTTTTGATAATAATCATTATCTTGAACTCTTTGAAGGTTATTGTTTAAAAATCCAGATTTAGTTTGTGATCCAATATTCACTTTAGATGAAGAATCATAATCAATGTAAGTTTCAAATGCTTTAATTGTAGTTGCTATTCCAACAACACTGGATGATTGTCCAGTAATTTCTTCTCCAACAACAAAATTATCAGTTGAAGAAATATGTAAAAGTCCTAATTGGGCATTCCATTTTTCAACAGTTCCTGTTGCAGAATTTGATTTAACTTCTTCTCCAAGAATATAATTACTTGTTTCTGTAACTACATCAAAGATTGGAAAATGTTTTTGTGCAGTTATTCTGCCTGCAGAATTAACTGTATTGTATTGTCCAGGAGTTTCACCTTGATTGATGAATCCATCCATACTAAAGGTAACAAATCCAATTCCACCAAGATTTTCTACAACACCAACAACATCAAATAACTTGTAATTGTAATTTTTAGAATCAAACCCTTTTCCAGTTGACCCTACACCAACACTGGTATTTTCCACCAAAAGTTTATCACCAGCAGTAAATGGGAAAATATTAACTGTACTAAACCCAACAGCTAACTTTGCTGTTGCAAGTTTAGTAGAAGAATCATATGTAATAGTAGTAATGCCAACACCAGAGTCAGTAAGTGTTGGAATAATTGATGGAGTTACACCTGAAAGTCTATTTGTATTTTTAATAATGGTAACTCTATTGTCTCCAGGTGTCATCTTTAAGATAACATCATCAACAACCTTCTTGGTAGAACCATCAACAACAATAAGTTCTGGAGGTAAACTAAATCCTCTTCCAAACGAAGAAATTCCAATCTCATCAAATGAATATAGTGCGTTAATCTTGACTGCTTGTGGGAAGAGAAGTCTTGGTTTTAATGTATTATCTGCTGGGAAATTAAATCCAATATCATCTATCTTTGTTGACTTGATTATTCCAATAGTGGAACTAGTTGCTTCAAATACGGCACCTGATCCAGCAGTTACATCTACAGTGGTTATACCTGGAAGAGAGAGATAACCTCTACCTGGATTGATTATTTGTACCTTTGCAACAGGTCCATCGGTATGATCACAATCTGTTTCGTAATTGATTTGAGATGATGTTGTTGCTGCATAAGAAACTGCTTCGGGTTTTTCACCCAAGGTATAAGTAAACGCAGTGGGAGTTGTTACAATTATTGGATGGTTTCCATTAAACTTACTTTCTTTTACATTTAATTCAGTTCCAGAAACAACTTCACTATCAACAAATACTTCAGATTTTACTTCTGGTAAATCTGCATCATATACAAGATCAAACTTGTAGTATAAAACCTCTGGAATATTATCTGTTACTGATAAAACAGATTTTCCACCAGCAGTTCCAACTTTTCCTGATTTTACATGTTCAAAAGTTGTACTATCAGATGATTTTTCCCAAATTTGAGTGTGGTTTTTATCTGTGTAGAAATTTAAATCAAATGCAGGATAAGTCGTTCCAAATTTAGTAAATCCAAGAGATGTGTCAGAAAGATCAAATGTTATTGTAGAATTTTTGTAGAATGTTAATGGTGGATTAATTGGACTAATAGTTCCACCAGATGTTCCAGTGCTTGCAATTCCAACGGTAATGGGATCATCTAATGTAGTGTCATAATATGAATTTGACAATCTAACAGTATTTCTGTCAATTCTTGTAATGTAATAGATTGAATTATCTGTAAGACCCTCTGAAACATCTGTAGCAGTATATACTACTTTTTCTCCACCTTTGAATCCATGATCAGTAAGTGTAATATTTCCATTAGAGGTATTTACACCAGTGTTCGTAAAATCTAAAGGATTAACAATAATTCTTCTATTAAAGTCATCATACTTAAACGTTACAGTTTTAGTATCAGCAGGATTTACAAATACATCAACTTTATGTGGACTGCTCAATCCATGAGTCGATGCTGTAGATACAGTAACTGTATTTTTGTTTAAGGTGCCTGTTATAATAGTGTGATTCGTAGTGAAACTATGAGTATCACCTATTCCTACTCCTTTTATGAACAGTGTTGAGGAATTCCTATCAGCAACCCCTACAAAGGTCCCAGTTGTTCCTAAACCAACTCTTACGGTTGCGATACCAATGAGATCATCATTTATCTTCGCAATAAAGAATTGCTCTCCATTTGTTAATGTTGTGCCAATTCCAGCATTGCTTTCATCTTCAACATATAGTCCAGTTCCACCACTACCTGGTGAATAGGTTACTAAATCTCCTGTTTTAAAGTTATGTCCTCTAAAGTAAAGTGATTTTGTTGGAATGAATTTTTGAGTTATTCCTGCCCCAGGGTTAGAGAAAGAAATAGTTGTTCCTATTCCAACTCCGGCAGTAGTTCCAAGTCCAACGGTTTCAACGGGATTGAAATATACTTGCTCATTAAGTCTATAATTGTAATCGGTTTTATATCCTACTTTAACAGTCAATCTTCTAGGATCTTCATATATGTACTTACCAATTGTATGTGAAGTTGAAACAGTTCCATCAACTGCCCTCAAAACTCTTATTCTAGAAGATAACTTGTCTACATTAAGAACTTTAACTCTTTCAGTTCCTGCAGAAATGATATCATTCTCTCTGATTTTATCAGAAGACAGATCACCTACTAAATTGAAGAAAGTTACAAGTCCAGTTACACCATCTGTTCCGATCGCAACTCCCGTTGTTCCTACACCTGCGATGGTGAATCTGCTAGTGGATACTCCAGCTAGGAAAGATCCCTCAATTCCAGTTCCTGTTGTTGATACTCCAGAGATAGAAACTATCTCAGTGTTGAGATATTTGTGAGGATGAGCACTAACAATTTCATATTCTCCAGATTTAGAACCAGGATAAATTTCTACATTTTCTATGATGCTGCTAGCAACACTAATGCGATCTACAGATTTACCTTTGACTCTACTGATCCTAGCAAATGCACTATCACCACCCGTGCCATCATTGTCAAATAATAAACTTTCACCTACCTTATATCCATCTCCAGCAGTAACAATACCAACTCCATTAACGGTTCCAGGTGCAGTAGAAGTTACAGTTACAGTTTGATTTAACTTGTTTGGAATGAAAATATACGGATATTCTGAGTCTTCCTCAATAAGATTGAGTGGATCAGTGTTTCGACGTAAATCACTAGATTCAAATGAATATTGATCCTGAACAGATGAATTTAAGAAATTAAACTCAATTGGAACAGAGTAATAATTATGCCCAATAATATAAGGGAATACTGGTTTTTTATATTTTTCAAATACCCCAGATGATTCTGCAAAAGAATCATTGATTGTCATAAAGTATGCATAAGTTCCTTGTGGGTAATCTGGTGTTATGCAGAATCTTCCGTTATTTTCATCAAGAACACTTTCATCAGACACATCTTTATGCGTATAATCTTGAATGAAAAATCCCTCTGGGAAAATAGAAGTGGATGGTCTATTGGGTTTGAGATCCAAAGAATATCCAGATTTCATTGCGTCAACAACTCCACCATTTTTTCTAGAATAACCATATGGTCCATAAATTGGATTTCCATCATACGCAAATCCTAAAATTGGTGAGTGTTTTGTTGATTTTACCTCAATACTGTTAACTCTCTTAAGATCACTTTCACCATATTGAATATTTCCTTCAGAATCTACTGCATAATTAGATTCTCTGAAAACTCTAGGAGCATATACATGTGAATATTGAAGTTCATTAGTCCCCGATACAATAACTCCATCATCAGCATCAAAATATGGGAAATTCTTTTGGAATAAGTTTACATTCCAAGTTTTAAGTTTTGAGGTAAAAATAGGATCATTATCATTTTCACCTGGATCCAAAATTGTGATGACCGTATCTTCTTCAGTATATCCTCCACCAGGTTCTATTACTTTTACTTCAGAGAGTGTTCTATTTTCCATGATAGGAACTAGAACCGCACCCACACCAGGTCCATCAATTATGATGTCAGGAGTTGACGTATAATCTGATCCAGAATTCAGAACAATAACCTGCGAAATTCTTCCATTTGAAATAACTGGTTTTACCTGAGCATTTTTTCCTTGCTGAACTGTAATTTGTGGTTGATGCTGATAATTTAAAATTTCAGATGAACCATATCCAACTCCTCCGTTTTCGATATGAACATCTGTTATAGATCCTCTAAAAATAGGTTCTATTTCTGCTTTAAAGGTCTCTAACCCAATGGATGAAATTCCTACCTCACCAGAAACAGTAACTGCTATATCAGGATAGTTAAATACGTGAGTTCCTACCCCAACAGATTCTAAATTAACATATTGTTTAGTTCTGTAGAAAAATTCCTTATCAGAACTAACCCCAACAGATGATAATCTAAATGAATCCTGATCTATTGTTGTTACATAATATTCTTCATTAACATTAAGACCAGTAACTGGTGTTCCTACACAAGTATATTTGATTATCTCTCCAGTGTTATAATCATGATTGGCAATCGAAACTACATCAGATGCAGTGTTGATTCCTGTAGCAGCTGGAGCAGTTTTCCTTTTATTCTCGTATCCAGATCCACCGTTAATAACATTAATTGCACTTATTACTGATTTTTTATTTACGGACTGAAGAGAGTGTCTTCCTATTCCAAAATCAGTTAAAAATACAGTGTTTAATCCAACGATAGCATCTTCTTGTGTTTTATGTAATCTAACTGTTGTATTATCAATTACAGAAACAAAATAAGAAGAGTTAGTAACTATACCTGCAACTGCTTGCTGATCACTAGTTTTATAAATGACCTGTTCTGCATTTCTAAACTTGTGATAGGTAGAAAATCCAATCCTGGATTGTGTAGAGGAAATACCAACAACAACTTCAGCAGATACAATATCTGTTGCAAACTCAGGGGCATGGTCAATCTGTTTCATGTCAACTTGACACAATGCACCCTCTCCATTTCCTCCAGTAACCTTAATCGTTGGAGTTGACAAATAATCAAATCCAGGATCTTTTATTCTAACCTCTCTAAGAGAACCTGAAACACATAAGTTCGCAGTTGCAGCAGTTCCAACAGTGTCACTAATCAAAAGATTTGGTACATTAATGATATCAATGTTTTCTCCAGGAGACAAAACATTGATCTTTTCAATTTCACCATATGCAATAAAGTCTTTTGATTTATAATTTAATATTTCTACACCATTTACTAATATTCCAGTAAAACCTGGTTCTGTTTCAGTTACTGTTCCATCATTCTCTGGATCACATACTTCTCTTAATATCTTTTGGGGTTTTAATGTTTTGCCAAAAAACTCAAAAGGTTCAATAACACTATCTGTTACTGTTACTTCTGAATCTACAGAAATAAATTTTGAATCGTAAATATCGTTTCTGCTTTTAGCAAATTTTAAAGTAAATCCATCAACTCTTTGAACAAAATATAAACCATCATCAAAAAGTGCAGTATCTCTGACTAATCTAGTTCTCGCAGATCCGTTGCCATCAATAAAAGTTTGACTAACTGATCTAGCTTTGTAATATATTGCGTCTCCAGTATAGAATCCATGCTCAACACCAGGTGACACTAAAAATGAAGTTCCAGAAAATGTTCCAGAAAATTTAAATTGTCTAGGAGTTATTTCAATTGGTTGAGCATTGTAAGTTGGAAGTGATGGTGAGGCAACCATATAATTTCCATCATCATTTTTAAACAATGCATCAACATCTGTAGAGAACTGTTGAATTTTTGGAAAATTACTTGAAGATCCTTTTTGAATTCTTCTTTTAATCTTTTGAACAGTATCTTGATTTAAACTTCCTTGTCCACGAATATTAAACGTTTTTTCATCAGAAATGCTTACAATTGTGGACTCTAATTCTGTACCATCATTTAAAATAACACCTATTTTATTTCCAGGTTTTAAATAATTTTTTACATTTAATGTAATCTTGTACGTATAGTCGGAAATATCAATTAATTCTACTTTTGATACCTTATAGGATGGCGAAACATTGTAAAACCACTTATTTGTTTTAAAATTACTTTCTTTAATTCCTAAGTCAGTGACTCTAGCAGTTGTTTGTCTTTCTGCAGAAATAATATTTTCTGGTATTTTTACATTATCAAGAACTGATGATATTCTAACTCTTATGAGTTCTTGATTTACTGATGACCTACCATATGCAAAAGTGTTAATTCCAATCGTTGCTGTATCAGATATTTTTGATGTTAAGTTAGTAACTCCAAAAAATTGTGTTAATGATTTTGATGTATATGAGACAAATCCGGTTGTAGTATCTGCATACGTTACATACAGTTCTCCAGTGCTTCCAAATCCAACTGTAGAATCAACGTCAATGATTGTAGACCCTGCAGAAACATTTCCGATAACTTTGGTCGATGCCTCTACAACAAAATTTCCATATACTGATCCATCAACTCCAACGTCTCTATTATATCCACCATCATATCCAAGACGATAATAAGACTTACCATACCCAACTTCAATTTTATCAATTGAAATTACAGGAGCATATGCTTTATTAGTGCCACTATCAAATTTATATGCATCTTGATATAAGGTTGCATTATCTAATTCTTCTGGGTCACCAGAAATTGCTTCGACAACTAATTCATTTACAACTCGATAATTTGAATTAGATGGTGTTAAAAGATTATCTGATGGTTTTATAACGGAAACATCTTTATCATATAGTGCTTTGAATAAAATTTTGAAAGAACTATCAGTTCCTTTACTGAGGTAAAAATCTTTTGATTGTTTTATGAATATATTTTCATTTAAATCACTTACTAAAGACCTATCTTCTAATCCAGGAAGAAGTTGATGCTTTACTTTAAGTAAAAACTCTTTTAAAAATAAGCAACTTAAATTTTCAATAGTTACTCCAGCATCATGATCATCTGCATCATTTGATTCAAAAAGAACTTCCTCTTGTTTGAATTCATTTCTGTAAGATGTTATGCCAACAAATCCTCTAGAACATCCTGTAAAAGAATAATCAGTTTTTCCAGTATATGTAATTACTTCATCTTCAATTTTTAAAAGTCCGTAAGTATCGGGAAAACCCTTTGTTCCTTCCGGGGACTTTCCTGGATCGACTTTAATCTCATCATCAAAAAATGTTATATCTTCTGCAAGAATAACACTGTATGTTAGATTAGTGTTATTATCTAATTTTATATAATTATCAATATTCTGAATCAAATCAATTGGACCACCTTGATACTCTTGACCAAGATAATACTGTTTTAGAAAATCAGATACTAAAGGATAATCTTCTCGCACGTATGCGGGAAGTTGACTTGCGACAATAGCATTAAACTGAATTCTACTTTCTGACATTTTATGAATTTATCGTCTTAGTATGATGGTGAACTGGAAGAACTTCCTGATGTTGATACTGTGCTGCTTGGAGTTGATGTCTGGGTAGTGGTTGTAGTCGTAGGTGTTGCTACGTTTGATACGTTTGATCTACCGTTTGCTCCTGTAGTATCAAATGATGTGGTTGTTGAAGGACCTCCAGACCTGACTAAATTACCATTTGGATAACTCGATGACACTAGGTAATTAGATGCTGAGGGATCTAAACCAGATGATATTTCATCAATAACAGTTTCAAAATTACTCCCACTTATATCTAGTTGCAAATATAAATCCTGTAATCCGACAACATCATTTGAGTGGGGCACTGCTTCAATTTCAATTACATCAACACCGTCTTTTAATTTTCCTGCGAGAATATTGACTGGATTTAAAGTAATAACTCCACCCGCATAATTGATTGTTCCAACGTTACGTCTCACGACTGTTGGAGATTGAGATCCAACTGTTGGTAAAGTAAATAAGAAAATAGATCCAGTTATTCTATTAGTGTCTGGAATATCAGACATGTAAACATTTTGAGAAATCCCTGCTATTCTAAATGCTGATGATTTTATATTGTATCCATCCATACTCTTAATATGGAATTCATTACCAAATCCAATTTGATATTCTGCAAAAGTATTTAAAACAACTCTCAAATCTCTCCTCATCTTGACAAGAGTTATGTTAGATGTGATAGCTTCATGACTATTGTCAATTATGTTCAAAAACTTACTATATTTGAATCTTGCACCATATTGATTCATTTCAGAAGATTCAGCATATTTTACAGCATTATTTTGTACAATTGTTGATACTGCAGCTGCTGATGGTGCTAAATTTGAATTATAATAAACTTTACTATCAAGCTCCAAGTACAAATACTTCAAATCAAGGAGTTCTGGGACAATTCCAGCAACAGCATATTTTTTCAACTTTAATTTGATGTTTTCTTTGATCAAATTTGGAAGAAAATCACCAAATCTGGGTTTAATACTGATAAAAACCTTTCCGTATTGTGGAGGAATGAGTTCTTCACCACCAAAAACAGAAATTGACTCCGTTTCTGGATAAATTTTTGCTGGAATCAAGGTTTCATAGTCATTTGCAGTCAATGCACGGTTTTGTGAGGCATAAATTCTTGGTGCATATTTTTTAATTGACTCAACAGACTCAATTGGTTCTCCTCCAGACGCATTTATACCAGTTGCAACAGCACTGATACCAGAAGTTACTGTATATTCTTGAGAATTGCGAGTATAAACTAATTTTCCGGCATATTTGAATTTTGATACCCCATTTGCCGAATCACCACTTGATGTCATATAATCAATAGTGATAAAATTGTTATCTTCTAACTTATTTCCGAAAATTCCGTCACCAAAAATAACTTCATATCTTTCATCATCCGATTCTTGAAGATAATATACTTTTGAATCAGATTCAACATCAAATAAACTGTCTTGACGACTATATTTGACAGTTCTGCTTGATTGTTCATTTGGTCGAACTGATACTGTCATTAAATCAGTGTCAATACCAATATTGTCCAAAATAAACTTTTGATTTGGATCTCTTGAATTAACAGTGAAATTAGATGTTAAGAGAGATCCCTCATAAACTGATATATTAGTAAATGATGCTGTATTATCAAAAACAGGAACTGTAATATCCTCTAAAATTGAGAAAACGTATGATTGTTTTCCAAAAGAACCTGATGAAGTTGCAACAATTCCCTTTTTAAGGGTAAGATTTGATGGTGTTGGGGTTATACCTGCCGTATTTACAGAAAAACTTAAAACTCCTCTTGCTGCTTTTCTTGATTTTGGTAAATATCCGATATTTCTTGCTAAAGAAACGACATTTTCTCTTAATGTCGCACTATCAATGAATACTTCATTCGCAACCATGTTGGCATTGTATGAAGTAATATAGGTATTGTATGCCAAAACGTTCAAAATCGTTGAGAGGTTAGACCCCTCAAAGTCATAATCCGTAAATTTAGAGTTTTCTTTTAGATATTCTCTAAGAGTTGTCTTAACCTGTTCAAAATCCAGGTTAGCGAAGTTGGATAATGGCATCTTTACCTAGTTGGTTGCAAAACAAATTGTAATTCTTGTGGTGGAACGTCAGCACCTATGATTTCATAGATGATTGTTACATTAAATTCGTTGTTTTCAAAGTTTGGTCGGACATTTACTCTTGCCAATTCAACTCTTGGTTCATAATTTAAGATAGATTGGGTGATTTCCTCTCTAATTGTATTGGCAGAGATGTTATCTAAGTTCTCAAAAAGAGACCTGGAGATGTTAGAACCAAAGTCATTGTCAAAAAACCGTTCTCCAGGCACCGTAAATACAATATTTCTTATCGAACGTGATATTGCGGTTTCATTTTTAAGCGCAATCAGGTCATCATTCAGAGGATTTCTCTGAAATGTCATACTTAGGTCCTTAAAACCTTGACTAACCCGTTCTAAAGGCACAAAAATCCGGCGATTATATCTTATTTATTAAGGCAATTTTGAATTATCTACTCATAAAGGGGTTCAGGATTCGTCTCACTTTCAAAAAATTCACTTTCTTCAACAGAATCTCGTTTTTTAGGTGTCAAATCGTCATTTGAGATCTCACGTAGCATTTTTTGATGCTGATGATTGCCTAAATTGTCTAAAAAATCGTGTTCAGTAGTCATCCGATAATGTCCTCTGGTGAATCTTCTCTTTCTTTAGCAGTTTTCCAAAAATATTCGTCCTCACGACCCATACCAAGACGTTCAAAACCATTTTCAACTTGATAATATTGAGTCGAAACTTTGAAATCAGGTTGTTTTGGTTCAACAGGTGTCAAACTGTTGTCATAGATACGCATTCTGTTATTAGGATACAGTGCATACTGTCCATTTTCAAGTTCAATCAGGTTATGTGACTTATGTTCAGCAGGATTTTCACTTGTGGCATAATCAACTACTTCAGGATCCTGATGGTAATTATCTATAGTGCAGATGTAAGTACCCTTTTGAGTGCCAAAGTCTCTTGTATACAGTTCATAGTCCATAGAACCGATAAACTGCTTGGTAACTGCTACAACACCATAATCCATACAGTTCCAGAACTGTAGATTAGGAAGGTCCATATCGGGGCTAGGAACCTCTGGAGCAGACACAAACGCACTAATAGGTAGTTTATCATACATTGCCGCATATTCGGGCAAATACGTCTCAAAATAAAAAGTGCGCCCAGGTATCGACTTACACGATACCCAGACGCCTTTAACAAATTCACCATGACCAGATTGATGGTCGGTGAGATATTCTTTTCTTACCCATACCTCAACCGAGGGAAGGTTGCAAATTAAAGCAGCCATTATGTATTAATGTAACTGCTTCTATTTAACGACCTTGACCCCGATATGGTTTCTTTGCCTTATTGCGAGACGTTGCGGGTGCATAGGTGTTCTTTCCAGAACCCTGACGAGTTTTTTTCGGTTTGCCGGGGATATAACTACCCCCTTTCATCATTGCCATAATACTTTAATTTAATACGAGAAACGAGGGGAGGGACCGAGCCCCTCCATGTAGTCTATTATATCAGATAACCCGAGTCTTTTCGTGCCCAACACGAATGCGAGGATCACACCAGATCTCAAAGCCTTTCTCCTTGGCATCAAGACAGAATGAGACATCCTCACCACACATGTCCTGAACATTCCCACTCTCAAAGACTTGCATCTTAGGAGCAAACCAAGGATATTCCAGATTCTCAAAGACACCCTTCTTAATCAGTACCCAACCAAATCCTGTATAATCAACAGTAAATGGTTTACGACGTTTCTGGATGGATTCGACAGTTTCGTGATTCATCACTCCACCATTCTTACGGAAATCATCTTCCTCTAACCAATGTGCAACAGAAGTTGTGTGACC